ATCTATACCCTGATTTTGATGAAAAGCCTGACCAGGAAAAAGATGATTTACTAGAGAAAGTAGCTCTTAAATACCAAGATATTATAACAGAACATTATAACACACTCGCTAGAGACGCCTTTAATATTACTACACACCGATTAGAAATGAAAACCGAGTGTGTTATTCGTTCTGCTTACTTTAGAGCCACAAGACGTTATGCTCAATGGATTACTAAAAAAGAAGGTATAGCTAAAGAGGAGTTAGATATTAAAGGATTAGAATTTAAAAAAGCTAATTTCCCAAAATATTTTGGTAAGTTTTATCAAGAAATTCTTGAACTAATTATTAAAGGTACTGCACAAAGTATTGTTGATAAAAAAATTCATGAATTTAGACAAGAAGCTACTTCATCTGATGTTGACTTTACTTTAATTGGTAATCCTACATCTGTTAAAACTTTAAATGAGTATGTAGCTGCTCATCCTAGACCAGGTAAAATACTATCTGAAATAAAATCCGGAGCAGGTGCTTCTGTTAAAGCTGCTGTTAAACATAATGACCTATTAAGATTTTGGCAATTAGATTCTAAACACAGTCAAATAGTACAGGGTGATAAAGTAAAATGGGTTTATTTAAAAAACAATCCTTACAATATAGAAGCAATTGCCTTTTTAGAATTTGATATGGCTGATAAAATTAAAGATTTTATTAATGAATACATTGATAGAGGTAAAAGTTTTGAAACTATATTACAGAAAAAATTACAAGGGTTTTATACAGATCTTGAATGGGTACTTCCGCCAAGTAATCCTAATATCTTTAAATTCTTTATGTTTTCCTAATTATATTTGATATTTATAATAAGACGGGAAATCACCCGTCTTGTAAAATACAATATTATGGTAATATATCAAATTGAAAATTTAATTAATGGTAAAAAGTATATTGGTAGAGATTCTTTAAATAGACCTGGGTATCTAGGAGGAGGAACTGCTATTAAAAACGCTATTAAAAAATATGGTAGAAAAAACTTTAGTAAGATTATTATTGAAGTTTGTAAAGATTATAAACATCTCTTAGAAAGAGAAGAATATTGGTTAAATTTTTATAATGTAGTTAATAATCCTAATTTTTATAATATGATTACATCTTCAAATGGGTGGGAAAAAGGTAAACCAAGACCTGAAAAATTAGGTAAACCAAGAAGTCAAGAAACCAAAGATAAGATTAGTAAAGCTGGTAAAGGTAAAACAGGTAAAACATCTGGCAAACCTATTCCTGTAATACAATATAAATACGAAATTATTAAAACAAAAATAGCTGAATTTCCTTCAGCTGCCGAAGCATCTAGAGTAACAGGAATATTATCTTGTGATATAAGAGCCGTAATAAAAGGAAAACAAAATACAGCAGGGGGTTTTATATGGGGTAAATAACCTCCAGCAAATCCACTAATACATAAATTTTTTACATTCAACTAATGGATAAAACAATATTAACACAAATTATTGAAAGTTTTTACTTAAACGGATTAACATCTCAGGTTAAATTTAAGGTAAAAAACAACGAAGCACACATTAAATTTGCAGTCGATAACAAGGATTGCATAGGGGAAGTTATCGCGCCTATAACCTTAGAAGATTGTGAAATAGGTATTTTTAATACTAGTCAATTACTTAAATTACTTCATATAACTAATGATTTTATTGAATTAAAATTAGAAAAGCAAAATAATCACTTTTTAAAACTTCATATTAGTGATAATCAATTTGACTTATCCTATAACTTAAGTGATTTAGGGTTAATACAAGATCCAGGTGTTGTACCTAATTTACCACCATATGATTTAGAATTTGATATTAATTTTGATTTTACTCAAAAGTATATTAAAGCTCATAACGCGTTAGATAAACCACCTCGTTTTGAAATAGGTGTATCTAAAGATTTCAAAAATGATGAAGTTATTAATTTTATGATTGGTGAAAAATCATCTTATTCAAATAAAGCCAACTTTACAGAATCAGGAAAGATTACTAATAAAATAAAACCTATAGCATTTAGTGCTAATAATTTTAGAGAAGTAATATCTGTAAATAAAAATGCAGTAGGTAAAGTACATGTTTATAAAGATGGATTATTAAAAATTAACCTAGAAGAAGCAGGAGTAAAATCAGAATATTTTCTTGTAGCTTTACATGAGTAATAATATTTATGACAAATGACCTAAGGGCACTTTAAATCATTTAATAACGAGTAGCTAGAGCACTCACAAAACGTAAATCAATTATGAGTACAACTTTTAATGAATTTGACATTCTATTCCACAATTTCTTTTACCCTACAAGTGGATACGGTTCAGCAGCAACCACAAAACAACCTCACCCTTTAAATATCTTTTATGACGATGCAGGACTTCATTTTGAAGTAGCTTGTACTGGTCTTACTAAAGATGATGTGAAACTAGATATCGAAGACGATATTCTAAAAATCAGTTATGATAAACCAGAAGAAGAAAAAGAATTGCATCCTGGAACAATTCACAGAGGATTATCTAAAAAATCCTTTAGTTTAGGTTACAAAATCTCAGCTAAATATGACTTATCTTTAGCAGTAGCAAAACTAGAAAATGGTTTGCTAGAAATTTCTATTCCTATTGCTGAAAAAGCAAAACCAAAAACAATAAAAATAAAATAATAACCTTACGCCCTTAGGTTAAGTTTTATTTGGATATTCAAGAAAAATTTATTATATTATATTATAAAAATTTAATTATAAAGTTATGGCAAATTCTCAATTCAAAGGTAGACAAAAAGGATCTACTAAAAAATCAACATTAATTTCAGATCCATCATTAGGTAATTATAAAATAGTTGTAGATGATGAAAGTTATAATCTAGTTTTAACTGACCCTGAAACAGGGAAGGAAAAAATTATTGGTTATTATACTAGATTAATTAATGCTTTAAAATATGTAGTTAGGACTCAAACTGTTGAGAAAAAACCAACTTATACTATTAGAGAATATATCCAAGAATTAGAAACAGTTTCAAACAATTTAAACAATTTAATTAACCATGAGTAAATTAGAATCAAGAGGTGGTAGTATCATCTTAAAACAACTCGAAGAAAACGAAATGAAAGTTGGTAACATCATTATTCCTGATGTGGGCCACGAAAAATCACTTGTAGCTGAAGTTATAGCAGTATCAGATGTATTTAATTGGCATAGAGGTGAATTCGTACCATCAGACTTAAAAGTAGGTCAAAAAGTAGTTATCCCACCAATGGGTGCTCAAAAACTAACATTAGATAATGTAGATTATTTAATTATTTCACAAGAACAAATCCCAGCAATAATAGTAGATTAATCATGACAGAAACAGCATTCGGAACAGAATTAAAATCAAAATTACTATCAGGAGTTAAAAAACTTAATGATAGTGTATCTTCTACTTTAGGACCAGCAGGTAGAACAGTATTAATTAAAGGAGATTATGGTCAATTAACAGTAACTAAAGACGGTGTAACTGTAGCTAAAGCCTTTAAAGAATTAGAAGATCCAATTGAATCAACAGGAGCAGAATTAGTACAAAAAGTATCAATTAAATCTGCTAATGAAGTAGGAGATGGTACAACTACAAGTACTTTATTAACATACGCAATCTTAGAAGAAGGTTTAAAACATGTTAATGCGGGTCAAAATGCAGTTGAAATTAAAAAAGGTATTGATGACGCCGTTGAAGAACTTAAAACAGCTCTTAGCAACTTAACAGAAGACATTTCTGATAATCAACAAATTAAAGAAGTTGCCACTATTTCAGGTAACAACGATGCAGAAATTGGAAACTTAATTGCTACTGCTTTGGAAAAAGTAGGTAGAGATGGAGTTGTAGCTATTGAGGAATCAAAATCAGGTGAAACTTCACTTGAAATTGTAGAAGGTATGCAATTTGATAGAGGTTATAAATCACCTTATTTTGTAACTGATAATAATACAATGACAGCTGTATTAGATAATCCTTACATTTTAATTTACAATGGTAGAATAACAGCTGTAAATGAATTAGTACCAGCTTTAACATTAGCTAATACTGAAAAACGAGCCTTATTAGTAGTAGCAGAGGATATTGATGGAGAAGCATTAGCAGTATCAATTGTTAATAAAATGAGAGGTATTGTAAATGTAGTAGCAGTTAAAGCTCCTGAATTCGGAGATCGTAGAACAATGGCTTTAGAAGATTTAGCTATTATCACAGGTGGTCAAGTTTTATCTAAAGACAAAGGTCATAAATTAGAAAAAATTGATGTTAATACTTTAAAACAATGTTTAGGTACTTCTCGTACTGCTACAATTGGTAAAGAAAAAACAACAATCGTTGATGGTAAAGGATCAGAAGAAGCTATTGAAACTAGAGCTCAAGAAATTAAAAAACAAATTGATGACGCAGGTTCACCATTTGAAAAAGAAAAATTACAAGAGCGTTTAGGTAAAATGATTGGTGGAGTAGCTATTATTAACGTAGGTGGTAATAGTGAGTTAGAAATTAGAGAGAAAAAAGATAGAGTAGAAGATGCTTTATTCGCTACAAAAGCCGCTCTTGAAGAAGGTATTGTGATTGGTGGTGGAACTGCTTTATTATATGCTCGTAAAGGTATTACTTTTGAAGGTTCAAATGATTTTGTAAATGGTAAGAAAATCGTTTACAGAGCAGTAGCTGCTCCATTCCAAAGAATTTTAACTAATGCAGGACATGATCTTGTAGAAGTTCAATATTTAGGTTCTAAATTAACTGATTCAGAAAAAGGAAGTAATTGGAATGGTCTTA